AGGCAATTCGGCAAACGAAACTCTTGATAATGTTTTAACAACAGTTGATATTGAGTTAGGCAAATTATTCGGCAATAACAATATGTTACTGGATGGTTCAGGCATCCTTACTTTTTCCGGTACAGAACTCACATTTTCTTCTGGCACGTCTCTTGCTTTAGATTTCAGTTCAATCCTAGGAGGCGGTCCAGCTATTCGGTGTGTGATCGCAACTTCAGCTTCAGTATATTCGTTTAATCCAGGAGACATGTGGTATGCGATTGTAAATCGATCACTCGGAACAGTAACTGCTAATACGACCGTTCTTGCTGCTACCGGTCTTCCGGCACTTGACGCTGCTGATCTTGAAGTTTTCTTAATCGCTAAGATGATCACGGATGTATCAACTTCTACGAATCGACTGTGGTTCCGCAATGGCTGGGTTATCGATGCAGGTTCTTCATTACCAATCGGCGGCTCCGCTTCAGGTTTCAGTGTAGATTCTATTCTAACATCAAATATTGATGGAACAGTAATCGTTGATGATATTACAGGTGATGTTTTAGTAGACGCTTAACCTATGTAAGTCAATTTTCCGTCTTTAAAACCAAAACCAGGCGCTAAATATACTAGGCCGCATCTACAATTAGGGTGCATCAGCAGCATTGACGGTACATCTTCGCCACGTATATGATAACCCTGTTTAAGTTCACTGAATTTCCATATCCTAGGCGTTACGCCGTCCTCGTCCAAGTGTAAACGAATGCATTCTTTACAAGTAACATTATCTCTAGTAATTACGAAATAGCATCTTGGATCCATATCTCCAGCGCTTAATCCCACTTTCTTGATATCTAATGCTTTACCAATATTTCTAGCCTTGGTACTCTCAGTATCAACTATCGTCTTCATATGAGAACGAGCTTTATCCAATGAATTATGCAATAGCTCTTGCACTTTCTCGCCCGATATAGATTCACCTTTTAATGAAGCTTCTCTAGCTAAAGCGCCGATTCCTTCTAATATATCAGCTTTAGTCTTGCTTTTTAATGATTCTATGTAACTTAAAGAATTATCCAAAATAGATTTTAACGCTTCGGATTCAAATATATTAGGATTTGTATTACGTAAAGATTGTACGAATAGATTCGCCAACCCATAATTAGGTTTGGTTGAAATTATGAGATGTTTCTTATGTCTTAATTTAGGAATATTGCCAATGAATTCAAGAGCTAATTTGTCGAACAAATCTTCAACAGTTAAAGCAATAGATTCTTTATTAGCAGATGATAAGTCACGCATAAAACCTACCTTCTTAGCTTAAAATGCCCAAAGTACTTAAGATGTCCTTTTTAGCACGGTTTTCTTCTTCTTGCCAGCCCTTCATAACGTCACTCACAATTCTTTCTTGCAAAGCCAAAGACTGCCTAGTATTCTCGTCAGCTTGTGGCAAGGATAAATGTAAATGACCTTCTTTATGAAGTCTGATTTCTTCTAAAGCTTTTATAAGATCCGTAGGACTTAATTCAGATTTGTGAACTAGTTCTTCTAGTCTGTTAATGTGCTGATCAAGCTCTGAGCCGCTTTCTGGCTGCATAGGAGCTTGTTCAGAAGGAGTCTCTTCAGTCGGTGCAGAAGAAGCTGAAGGAGCAGCCGTTGAACCGGCTTCTGGTACTGCAGTTCCTGGAGCTTGTTGAGCTTGAGCAACTTGTTGCTGAGCTTGTTGTGCTTGTTGAGTTGCATTGTCCATTTGAGCTTCTTTTAGACCAGCTTCGAAGCCTAAACGCCATGCCGTATCAACTGAACTTAGATACTTAGCTTTTAATTGTTCATACTTATTTTTATAGTTTATATTTGACATAATTATTCTTCCTCTTCCAAATCAAGCATATCGGTAATTTGCATTGTCATGGCGTCTAAAATCAACTCTTTACTTCTTGGAGCTAAAAAAGCTCTAGCTGCACCTGATTGTGATTGCATTAGTAACTGAAAGTTTTGAAGCCAGAACGGATCACGTTTATAACGTAATATAGGATCTAATGACGCTAATGGATCACTGAAGAATTTCTCTCTTAGTTGACCAGCATCCATGAACTTATCGAATATCAATTGAACGCGTTCATTAAAAGGAAAGTTACCGCCAAAGATATCGCCTACGGCATCTTTATCAACTTCATTTAATAAAGCATCATAAGTCATGTGCAGAGCTGAATCTTGTTGTAATCTTGCAGATTCCTTTTCTTTAGATTCAGCATCTAAACCGGCGAAGCGAATCTCGGCAACTTTAGCAAGGCCTGGATCAATCAAAGGCATTAACATTTGATTGAAGAAAGTTTGCATCTTCAAAATCAAAGGCCGTAAACCAGTATCCCTAGATGCGCTAAGTTTAAATTCGTTTGACGATTCAGATAATGTTTGACTGTTCGTTCCTTTGCTCAAATGCCCATAGCCAGGAAGCTCATCTGGGGACATTGAGAAAGAAGCTAAAATAGTTCTTGCCACTGCATCATACATGAAAGCAAATTCACTACCCAAACCTTCACCAGTCAAAGGAAGCCATTGTACTGAATCGTCTTTTGTGATACCAAAAATTGGAGTTCTAAAACTATTTGATACGCTATTAATTGAAGCGTGGAATTGTAGTTTAATACTATTCAAAGTTGCTTCATCGATTTCATCACTGTTAATAACTAACATACCTTTAGAGGCGCGACCGTTTTGGAAGTACAATTCTTGGTAAGTATCGATATTAATGTGAGTTGTTATATTGCTAATAGTCTTATCGATTGGAGTGACTGGATATCCATTATGTGCAATATCTGTAGAAGGATAGAAAGTGTAAACTAACATTTCCTTGTGAGTAAAAGCTTGTTTTGGTAATTCGTCCACTACTTGTAACCAGGCGTAATGATCTTCTCGTAGACGGCCAAAATCTATATCATATTTATCGCCAGACATTTGCTCTAAAAGCTTAATTGCCGTTTCTCTTAGATTATCGCCAACATTTTCACCTTTTCTAACTGCTGGACGAATTGTACCCACATCGATTGGTCTGAATCTGTGAAATGGATAATTTCCATCTGAATCTGGTTGAACAGAACGATCGTAAACAACTTCAGTAGCAAATCTACCGAAAGATACTCCGTTCATTCCCTGGGTGTAAAGGAATTCAGCTAATGTCATTAAATCTTGTGTTTCCATACCAGTGGTATGGCCGCAGTTTAGTAATAGATATTCAAATTTCTTCAATCTTTCTTTAATGATAAGTAACTGTTCTGTATTTAATACCTTTAATATCTCAGGTTTAATTACGACTTCAATACCAATGTCAAAACGATCTTTTCTTAAATGTCCAAATAAACTGAACATGCTTCCTCTAGCGGCAACTATCGCGCCTACTAAGGAATCCTGAATCCGAATGGATTTTATAACATCATCGGGAACTAAATGACTCTTAACTTTCCATACGCCAGGATAAACATTATGCGGTAAATAGTCCTGTGTCATTGCAAGACGAGGAGCTTTACTATTAGCTACGCCCGTTGCGGTATTTAAAGCTTTCATTAAAGGCGATAGACTACCTGCTTCAGATTTCTCTAAAGATTCAGGATCTTGTGCAAATATGATAGTTTTCTTTTTCTTTTCATCAGCCATATATGTATAACTATATCATTACTCAATTGATAATATAAGAACATTCGCATTAACTATGCCACTGTTCGTGAGACTTAAGGACCAAATCGGTGAAGTTCTCATGAACATACCGTTTCTTTTCTGATTAGGACTATATATAAAAGGAGCCACTTGAGCAGTATCGGTCCCGTTGATCAAGATATCGCAAGGAGCATCGCTTTCTATGTAGACCCATTGCTTGGCAAAACTATAAGCTATAACCTCAGTCAAGATACTGCTTTCGGTAGGTAGAATGCTGGCGCTGCTAAATTGTAAGGAGTTAGCAAAAACTGAAGTAACGAAGTAAGTTCCTAGAGTTGCTAAGGAAAATCCACTTGATAACATTAAGGCGTCACTTATTTGAACGCCGAAGGCACTGAATATGGCGATTTGAGAAGCAAAGCTGGAGCCAAGAGTAATGGGGCCTTCTGAGGCGCCTAATAAATTCTCTATGGTAAAACTAGTAGCCGTATTAGCTATGACTTGATAAGTTCCTTGATTAGCGGCATTGAATTGACTGCCAATGCTTACTTGATCACCTACAGATATACCGCTGAAACTAGCTATTGCACCGCCGGAGCTCGTGAAAGTAGTAATTGGACCATTTTGAACTACTAGAAACTGACTGGTAGCGTCTGTTCCAATAACTCTAGGAGTTCTAAAGTTAGGAAGCAAACCGCCAGTAGCTGTCAAGGAATATAATACCGTGGAACCGGGGACCGGTGCGATGCTATAAGTCGTTGTATTATCTTGAGTTATAGATCGAACGCCAGTGAATACTGCTTGGGATTGACCTGGAGCTAGGGAGTATTGATTCGAATTAGCTTGTTGGATCGGGAAACTAGTTAGATCGCGATTCCATTTGAAGTTCGATAAGCTAGGAGATCCACTGCCGTTACGGTCTGAGAAGGCATTAGCGAACATACTTAAACTAAATCTCATAGAATCACCTTTTTATTATAAGAACTTGATACTATTAAGATTGGCGTCTTATTTTACTTATAGTATTATGTATCAATTTGTGTAAATTCATATACTTAGAAGTCGAAATGGAACCCGCCCTTGCGGCCGCTTTTGCTAACGAACGGTGCACCGCCTGTACGTTTAGCTATTTCTTCCATCATTTGATTAGTATGTAAACTGTTGTCCGGATTAGTTAAGTGATCTACTCCTTCGGGCTTCAAGAAATGAAGTTGCTGAGTACCTTTAATAGGGAACAGACACTGAGCTACGTATCTCATAGCATCGGCTCTATCTGATACTCCTGGATCATCATCAGGCTCTTGAGTAGGATTGCCATCAGATCCAAGTTTAAAATGGTGATTTAAGAATGCTTCAATAATACCTTTGTTCGCATCATTGTCTAAAACTTTTAATAATCTACGTCCATAGCCATCAGTTATTTTGCTTCTTAGAGCATTAATACCGCCTGCGACGTCCTTGGTGAACGTGGGACACTTCATTCCATTTCTAGTGAATGATTTAATATTCGCTGGCATAGCTTGGTCACAGTACCATTTCTCGCAGCCATACTTATCTCTATAAGATTTGGCGATTTCTAAACACTCTGCGAATTCTAAACCCGGCGCGCCGAAGCAGTCGACTATCCAGATCTCTCCATTAGGAATTAGAGCGAAAATTACTATGACGAAATCATGCGAGAATCCCCAGTCCACTCCAGCATAAAATCTAATACCGACTTGTTTCATTTTCTGTATAAGATCAATTTCAGGTATATGTTTCTTTAAAGACGGTTCACCCATCAAGGTTTCCCATGCGTGATGTAGAGAGATAACATTGCCAGTATTTAGTTCATTGCTAAAACGAGGATAAACTAAACCTTGTGAAGAAGGACGCCAACATAACATTTGTGCCTCTGCCATATCTGGAGGAAGTTTTTTAATGTTACTTATTGTTAAACTTATAGGCTTAAATAGGCCGCCCTTATCTTTACTAGAACGACTAGCTAATCTAGTTTTACATACCGGCAACAATGGGCAGTCAACACAACCACCGTGTACGGCTGATAATAGTTCCCATTTAGACTGCTCAGCGATACTTAGAGTTTCGTACTCTTCTACTGATAGTTGTCTGAGTGGTAAGTTTTTATTCACATATCGATCTATTTTAGGCAGATTAGGCTTATGTCTAGAAGTAGGACATCTTTCAGTTACATCTATGATATTCCAACGTATAATTTGATCCCCTGTAATGGGCGCCGATGTGATTTCTTTTTGCATTAATCCGAATGCAAATTTACGAGTTGATAATTTAACTGTTAATGGATATATACCTTTTTCATACTCTGGAACCAGCTTGGCTTCATCATAAGCTTTGGGATCCTTAACAATATCAATCTCGTCAATGAAAGTTAAATTTGAATGTTGACCGTTCGTACTCTGTAAAGTAGCAACGATTACTTGGATATACACCCTATTTTGCTTCGCGGTCATATATTCAACGCGTGTTTTATTTTTAGAAGTACTAGTCCATCCTGCTGAATCTAGTAGCGGTTGTACTTTAGAGAAAAACAGATTAACGTATTCCACTGCTTTAGAGGACTGTTCCCTGATCGCGGCTAGGTGTGTGATCGTTAATTCAAAATGCAACATTAACAATAGTTCTACAATAGCGGCAGACAAGGTTTTATACCCAGCTCTCGCACTGAGCATAATAACACTAGTTGGATGATCTGGATCATTATTTTTAATCATCTCATAAATGGTCCAGATAGCACCAATTGGGGAACTGTTAGAGTCTGGATCCACCCAAGTCATGGGCATGTCTAAACCTAAGAAAGAGTAAACCCAATTTTTGGTATCCTCCAATGAATTGAGTTTAGTAAAAAGTAACTCTGTATACTGTGCTTTTTCTTCCAGCGTAATAGAATTGAAATCCATATATTATATCTTTAACTCCCAACGTTTTTTACCGCAGTCGTATATTCTATAAAATCCCAGAGATACTGCCATCTCTCTTTCTGTATTTCCTATAGCGCCCATTTTAAGAAGCTTTTTTTTAGTCATACTTTGCTTAGAGTAACGCTTTAACTGTTTTACATAACTATAATCTAATGGCAACTCATCCTTTAGTTCAAACTTTAGTTTTTTATATATATTACCGTCGCTTAGTCTATTATCAGACCAGGAAACAATGGTGCTATATCCTTTAACTTTAGCATATTCTATAAAATATTTCAATAACTTTGATGACCCACCGACTATAGTATGATTTTTTAGAAAACATAATCTGTTTAATACTAAAATAGTAATATCATTATTTCTATGATGTCTACCGCCAGATATAGCTGCAACTAATTGATTTTCATGATATAAACCAAGATATATTTCAGATAAAGTTGAACTTTGTAGATGGTTTTCTTGCATAAAAATAATGCCGTCTCTTTTACTAAGCTCTCTTATTTCTGTTTTACGGGCGTAGATAGTTTTGTCAGAAATACCTAATTTGTTCTTTAGTATACTTTCTATTATATCACTTTTATTCATTAACTCATCTTCAAAAAAGGTAAGTAACCTACAGTTTAAAGAGTTTACAGCGGATAACTTTTCTTTACGTTTAGTATAAGAATCTACAAAACGTTCGCTATGCCAAATTAAGCCGTCAATTTCTATACCGATATTCTTATTTTCAATAAAAATATCAATTTCACATCTTTTTTTATTGTATGTAAACTTATATTTTTCTGCTTTAAAACCTAGTGATTGTATAAAATTTAGCCATTTTAATTCTAGCCTAGAAGTACCGGATAAGGAGCATTTAGGGCACCTGACACCGCTAGAAAAATTATGCCAGCTAACTTTCCAATCATGTTTATTAGGGCAAATTACAGATAATGGTGTATTATTGTTTTTATAATTTGAAAAACCAACTTCATAGCCCTCCTTTTGGATGGATTCCTTAATCATTTCAATATCAAGAATCACATTATTAGCGCATAGTTTACATCTTTTTCCCATCAAAAAATCACCCAATCTAGGCGTTATAATATGTCCCTTTGGGCATTGGACTTTTAGAGGCGTCACGTTGTCTATATAATCGGTAAATAAAGGAATATAGCCTTCTTTGTTGAAGATCTTACTTGCCGTATCTACTGTATAAGGTATATGGCCGACGCAAACTGGGCAGTTGCTTTGTTTAGATTGAAATTGATGTAATGATACTTTATACGCATGTCCTTTAGGACATAAGATATCTAGTTTTGTAAATACGTTTTTATAGCTAGTGGACAATAAGATATAATTTCGTTTTATAAATATCTCTTTAGCATCTTCTAGTGTATAGGGCTTTATATGTGAACAATCAAAGCATCTACTATGGCGGTTTTTAAAATTACTAAAAGTCGTATGCCAGTTATGTCCTGAGGGACATTGGGTGACTAATTTATCGTTTGCATCTATATAGATAGTAGATAATAAAAGATATCCATCTTGAGCGAAAATTTGTTTAACATAATCAAAATCATGCTTATTAGCAGGGATCTTTTTACAACTAGGGCATCGCTTAAGTTGGGTAAAATTATTATAAGTCATTGATTGTATATGATTGTTATTACAACGGTATTTCATTTTTGTATGAGCATTTATATAGACTTCTTCAAGCATTTCATAGTCCACATCTGCGAATTGCTTTTTAATATAGTCTATAGTATATTTTTTCATATGAAATTATTAAGCCCTTGTATTAGCTTCATTTACGTACTCGTTTGCGCGTTCACTCGAACGGATGAATTCATTGTCGAGCTGCGCTTCGTGACGCTCGAAGATATCATCCCTAGGATGAGCTACTATACAACTCAAAGTGCCTAAAACGTTTGCGATACTAGCTGCATTTACCAATGCCTCTTGAACTGCTTTCGTTGCATCAAACAAGCCAAGCTCTAAAGCGGATCCGTAAACCTGATTCTCAATATCATAAACCACTCCAGGTGTAGATATTAATTTCTCTAATACTTCTTTAATCTCTTCGGTAGTATGCCCAGCATTTGTTAACAATCTGGTTGGCAAAGAAAGTAAAGAAGGCAACAGCACTTCTCTAGCTGGATCTCCCGTAGGTAGTTCTTCGGATAATTTCAAAGCCATGTCAATGGCTAAACGTCCGCCGCCAGGTAGAGCTCCGTGAACTATAGCTGCCCGAACTGCGCAGATGGCATCTTCGCATCTGTCATGCATTTCTTTTAATGAACCGTGAGAACCACCAAAGATCGTGAGCTTCGCAATACCGTTGGTAATCTTTCCTAGACGTTCTTGTAAGAAAACCATTTCAGCTTGTCCTTCTGGCGACTTTAGCATAGTCTTCAGTTCTTCGGCTCTGACTTCAACGTTGATTGGATCAGGATCGCCTACTACTGTAGAGCGGAATCTATAAGCTTCAAAGCTTTCCATATTACTGCCCAAATCAGCTGGAGTTGCATCTTGCACTTGTTTTTGAAGTCCAAACACAGCAGCGCCGGTGAAAGCTGCTAAATCTTGAAGGAAATGCGTTTGGCTATTCAAGAATTGTGCCATCGGAGTACGCATTGGTAGTATATTCAATGTACCGGGATTTGCGAAGTTGAAGGCCAATGTTGTCAATACGTTATCGCTAAAATGATGTGCGAATATCACTACGTTTTTAACATCTGATTCATTAGCTTTGAATTTTTCATCTATTGCGTTTAAAAGAGGAACTATAGCGTTGAGATCATTTAATTGACCGTCATAAAGAATATAAGCAGGATTTTCGAAGTAACAGCGTTGATTTGCTTGATCATTTATGAATGCCGTGTGAATCTTGCCCATACTCTCTTCTAAGCCGATCGGAATTGGGAAGCCATCGATTCTTTCAACATTGAAACCAGGAGGACCGCTAAGTTCACGAATAGTTACGTGTGAGGATTCGCCAAAGCCTACTGCTTCGAAAGCATCTATTACAGCTTGGGCCATCTCTTTATCGCCGTTAGCCGAGATCGTAGCCACCATCTTGAGGATTTCTTGGTTAACTTCAGTAATGCTAACAGATTGACTTTGGATAAATGGCACTAGAAGATCTTTTACTATTTTAGTGATACGGCGAGTGATTTTCTGAGGAGATGATTTTGGGTTTTTAGCACAAAACTCGAATAGATTATCCACGATGGAATGAGCTAAAACTGCGGTAGTTGTCGTTCCATCGCCTGCTTCTGATGCCGTTCTAGCTGAAGTATCTAGAGTAGACTCTATGATAAGATGCTCGTAAGCGCTTGAACTGCCAAGTGATTTGAAGATTGTCACGCCATCTTTTGTGATCGAATTTGCAATTCCGGGCATATCGGATTCGATTAATGTAAGTCTGCCACCTGGACCCATGGAGGATCCTACCGCATCTGAGATGCGCTTCATAGTATTTAGAACTAAGTCCCTGATTTTCTTGGGATCAGTTAAGAATTGCTTTGGAGCGGTTTTTACCTTACGGGATACTGACATAATTAACACCTCTATAGTTAATATATCATAAGTTTATATAGTAGTCAAATACTTTTTAGGTCGTCCGCCTACTTTAAGCGGACATAACTCATCAATTTCAGCTTTGAAAGCTGGGTCGAAGGACCTGTGGCTAGGACTAGTATAACTAGTTAAAGCTTGACCCAGTTTCTTTTCTACGAGGTCTTTAGAAATAGTAGAAGGTCTTTTACCTTTATCTTTAATGAAATCACGTATTCGGTCTTTATTACCTTCTGAATCTTCAGTAGAATCCTTGGGAAACTCAAACCCAACCTTCGCCAAAGCATTGAAATATAACATGCATTCAGAATCTTTCTTATATTTCAACTGCTTAAGTCTTTCTGTATCTACATTAGAAAAACCTTCATTATATAACTCTTCAAGTTCATAGCGCCCTATCATCTCAGATGTGAAGCTTTCATTCCTGAAGTATAAGATAAATTCTTCTAAAGTCATTTTCATTTTCCTCTTTCTAAATTATACCAGACCAGTATTAGTTGTCAACTATTTTCTTTACAAACGCATTATAGTAGGGTATAATTAACCAATGATCCTAACTATCTCTTCCCCCATAAAAGCCTTCGTCCAAGCTACCTCAGAAGAACTTGAAATCCTTAACAAATTTCTTACATATACGAATTTAGCAGCTCAGCATGAGCTCAAACGATTCCAACAAAATCATTGGGCTAAGACTCGTGATCCTAATGCTTTTAACGCTCATGTCAACGAATTAAAAGCCGCAGTGAAAAACACTCTCATATTCGAAGAGAACGGCCAGAAATTCATTCGCCCCGGTTCAATCCCGTATCTTCCCAAGAACTTGACCATACAAGTTATCAATGAAATCCAATACCCAACGCCAAAGAAGATCGCCTGGGAAAAACCGCTTAAATTTACATTGTACCCATATCAAAATGAAGGCGTAGAAAAGTTAATAGCCGAAAAGCACGGCAATGTAGTTTTTTGCACCGGTTCTGGAAAAACTGCCTGTATAGTGTCTCTGTGTAGAGAAACGGGCTTTAAAACTGCTATTATAGCTCCATCTAAGTCTATATTTAATGAATTAATTGAAATATTCGAATTCCACTTCGGCAAAGGTAAAATTGGCAAGTTTGGCGATGGCAAGAAAGTACTTGGAAAACAGTTCACTATCTGCATTTCAGATAGTATTACTAATATAAAACCAGAGTCCAAAGAATGGGAATTCTTTAGCACTTTAGAAATGATAGCCTGCGATGAAGCTCATAGTCTAGCCAGTGAAACGTTAGAGCAGATGTGCAATGGAGTATTGGGAGAAATACCTTATCGGTTTTTCTTTACAGCAACGCCCACTCGCGGAGATGGGACGTTGAAATTACTACAATCTGTTATTGGAAACACTGTTCATACTCTTTCTACCCAAGACGCTGTAGAGCAGGGCTATATTTGTCCTCACAAGTTCAAGATTGTCCAAATAGATTCCACTAATCCTAATTACTACAGTACTAATGTGTTGGATCAAAAACGAGTGCACGTACTTAAAAATAGAAATATCGCTACATTCATAGCAAAAGTAGCAAACGCAGATGCTGTCCAGAATGGCAAACAAACTCTTGTTTTAGTTGAAGAATTAAGTCAAATTGCAATGATAATTCCTTTATTAAAAGTTCCATATGTAATAGCTCATAGTGAAAGTAGCAAAGCTAAATTAGAATCCATGGGATTAATAAAGGTAAATACTAAAGAATCTATAGAAAGCTTTAATAAAAATGAGGCAAAAGTACTAATAGGAACATCAGCTGTGCATGTCGGTGTTAATATCTTTCCAACTCATAATACTTTCAATTGGATAGGTGGGGCATCGGAAGTAAAAACGCTACAATCGGTCGTAGGCCGATCGGTGCGTTTTCTATCCGCGAGCCCATGGGCGACCTCATGCGTTCAAAAACCCTACGCTGTTGTTTGGGATTTCGATGTGAGACAAGATGTGATGCATAAACATTTAGAGACTAGATTAACCTACTATGCTAAATCTGGATCAACCATAGAATTTATTAACCTATAGGATTTTCTTACCTTTCTTAATATTATCAATATGCCACATTGGCTGTAAATTAGTGTAATGACATGCTTTTAGGAACTGCTCACGGTCCGTAAGGTCAAAAGATGATAATGGAATTATATGATCAATATCCCATGTCAGTTCTTTAGGGATTCCCTTAATTCTACCGTAGTTTTTCATCGACATCCCAGGTAACATCTTGGATTCTAAGTACTTTATGAAGAACTCAATGGAACATCCAAGGTCTTGGACGGCGGAACCAGCTTTCACTCTACCGCTGACTGCATTACTAATTCTGTGTCTCAAATTTAAAGATAATCTAAAAGATTCATCTACGAGTCTTCTTTCTTTTAAGTATTTACGCATATAAATACGAGCTTCTTCTCCGTGTGTCTTTCTATACGCCTTATCTGTGGCTTTCTTTTTATCCAAGTTGTCAGCTGTCCATGTAGCTCTCTACATCCTCTTTTTGTCTATATTGTTTAGATTGTAGAGCCGGTCGTATTCTTTTTTCTCCGCTTTCTTCTCGGGAGTGTCGCTGCTAATATTAATTCTATCTAGAATTGCTTCTCTATTGTGCAAATAGTATACTTGCTGTTTGCTCAATATAACTTCTTTATTATTCTCATAAAATATCTTACTTCCAGAATATTTACACACCTTACATTGAGGGAACAGCCCGTCTTTTCTGGATTTATCCTTATTAAAGTCCTCAATAGACTTACTAAGTTCGCATTTACTACAAATTTTCATAGATAAACTACTTCGCCAACAACTCGAAGAAATCAACATTCATAGCATCTACGACAAGAAAAGGTTCTGAAGTAGCCGAAGACTCTAACGGCTTATTAATATTAGGCAAATTGTGCAATACTTCTTCTCTGATAAAAGCTTTAGAGCCAGCCGGTATAATGGTACCATCAGATAGTTTTGCATCCATTAGCAATCTCAAACCTTCCACTCTAACCTTCTGGCCAACGAAAGCGATACCGCCACGGATTTCGGACTTAAGA